GAATTATAAATTACTTTTTCTTGTAATAATACAAGTTGATCCATATTGTAATAAAATTTTAAATAAAATTTTAATATTAAGTGAGTTTATTATTTTTTTTTAATAAAATACTAATTAATTTTTTATATTATGAAAAAATGAAAAAAGTATATTATTATATTTCTCATTAAATTGTTATATTATTTAGAGAAGATGGCTGCTAATCAACCTTCCCACCCATTATTAGAAGAACAATTACGAAGTTTATCTTTGGGACTAAGCAATTTGCCTCTATTGGCATTGCTAGATTTTTGGGGCTCCTTTTTGCTTCAAAAGAAAACCTATTTAGTAGAATTCTTAGCTGCCTTTGAAAGCTGGAAAAGTTCCATGAAAGTTAATTTTATGGATCCATACTGCCCAGAAACTGGTTCAGAATCTGAGCACTTAACAAGTATTTTGTTTGAAATACTTGATAAGTGCTCAGGATTGACAGAAGGTGAGCGAGAGAATGCTCTCTTCTCTAAAGTTCGATATGGGGGAGAGTATTGCAAAATTGAGAAGTTAGTGCCTCCATAAAAGAAAGTTTTATAAAATTAACCATTATTTATATAAAAATAAATTATTAAATAATTTAATATAACACAATCTAATAAGAATAATTATATGTCAGAAGAATTAAATAATTGCTGTATTTAATTTAGTTATATAGAAAATATATCTAAAATAAAAATTTTTATGTTGCTTGATTTAATAAAATCAATCATTATAAAATATTAATAAATATATAATTTTAATATTTTATAATATTAGAAGAAAATATAAATGACATCCAAAATAGATGACCTATTAGAACAAATTTTTAGTGATTTTTATAATAATGAAATCTTAAACAATGAAATATTTACAAAATTATGTAAAGAAAAAAATTTTATAAAATCACAAAACATTATTAATAAATTATTAGATGAATATATTAATTCAATTCCTGAAGAAGAATACAAAAAAATAGCAATAAGAAATGATAGCATAAATGTTATTATTGAAACTATAAAAAAATACATAATGATTTTTTTATTATTAGCATTAGGATTAAATTACAAAGGTGAAAGTGAAATGTTTGTAAATAATGTTGTTGAATTAATTAGAAATCAGAAAGATTATTCTTTTAAAGTTGACAATTTTTTAAACGCTGAAGGAACATCATTAATAATTTTGCTTTATCATATTAGTAAAAATATATTTAAAATGTATGGAAGTGATAAAAAAATAGAATTAGGAATTCATGAACCATATTTTAATGAAACTACTAAATTTTTTTCAGCATATCCAAAAGAAACAATTGACAATTGGTTTAATTTAAAAATTTTAAATAAAGATATTGAAAAATTAAAATATAATATTATTTTTATTTTGCTAGTTGTCTATGTATATAAAGTTCAAGATAAGAAAAAAATTTATGAAATGATTAATCAAACTGAAACAAGCCAAGGAGAATATATGTTTATTGAAATTGTTGAACCAGTTAAAGATGTAATTAATTTTAGTAATATAGAAAATGTATTAACAAAAAAAGAATTATTTAAAGGTTTGGCTTTTGATATTTGGGATTTTATTTTAGAAAAGAATGAATCAAAAATTATGAAATTATCAAATGATGAAAAAATTAATATATTGTTTAATTCTGGAATTATTATTCCAATTGTTGATGATTTTATGTTATACAATAAATCTGTAGAAAATTATGATAAAAAAAATGATGATGGAGATAAAAAAAAAAGTGATACAAGAATGAAATATATTATTAATAAAATAGAAACAACAATTGATTTATATAGTAATAAAAATAATGAAAAAACAAAAGAAAGTATAATTAAAAATTTTTCTTCACAATTATTGTTTAGAAAAGCAATTATGAGAAATAATGAAGAAGAATATAAAATTATTAATAAATTACTCAATCAAGGAAAAAGGAGTTCAGAAAATGATGATTATTTAAATGAATTAATAAATTTTCGACGTTATGTTTATGTTAATTTCAAAGATTTTGATAAATATGGTTTTTCAAATACTTTTGATAAAACAGTTTCGGCAATTAGAGCAGTAAATTTTGAAAATGATAAAAGTATTTTCAGACAAATTAATTCAAATAACTTAATTCAAATACGTGTTGGAGCAAAAGATACTTCTTGTAATATTACTGGTTTATTTTTACCATCAAAAGCCATCCAATGTATTAAATTATCAGAGACACAAAATATTAGACATTTATCAAAGGAAAAAACAAATGGATATGAAATATTTGTATCATTACTAAAACAACATGTTTTTAAAAATAAAAAAAATAAAAAATCAGTATATTGGATTTTTGATATTGAAAAAGACAAAACAAATATTAATACAAATATTGAAAATATTGAAAATATTTCACAAGAAACAATTAAAAATATAATTGCTGATATATATAATGTTTTAGTGAAAGAAATTTATTATGAAATTATAGAAAATATTGACAATTTAAAAAATAAAGATTTTAAAAATATTAATAATATTATAGAAGTTATACAAGATGTTGTTAGAATTCCTATTGATAGTGATATCAAAAGTGATATTGAAAAATATATATTTACTAAAATAATGGAACCATTTGATATTAATACTGATGTTGATGCTAAATATATGTTAGGTAATGAAAATATTAATGGCATTGATGGAGATATTATTAAATTGCCAACTTATTATGAAGAAAAAAAAGAATCAATAAATAAAATAGTTGTTGATTTATCATATGTTGATATTTCTGGTAATGTAATTATTGCTGACAAAGTTATTGGAATTTGCCAACATAATATATCTTGGGATAATTTAAGACAAATACAAAAAATAAATTATACAAATTATTTAGAACAATTATATATATTTATTCAACAATATGTAATATTAGATACAAATGAAAATTATATCTGTAAAAGTTGTGGATATTATATGGATATAACTAATTATATTCAAGATGGAAATTATGATTCTGAAAAAGGAGGGTTTGTTACTTATTCTATGCCAATGGAAGTTAAATTAGAAGATATGCCAGAATATTATAATTTACAATTTATGATAAAAATTATGGATAAAAATATAGATAAAATAGCATCTTCTGTTGGTATTTCTTATTTTTCAGGTAATACTACAACAATAAAATGGAGACGAAAAATAATTATAAAAAATACAATTGATATGATTAATGATAATCAACAATATTTAACAAAAAATTGGAAAAATCACAATGACACAAAATTAAATTTATATGGAGTTTCACATAGTTTATCAAATTTATTTGTATTTATTATGGAAGACAATATTTTTAAAACTTCAACAAAAGATAAAGATCAAGAAAAATATAAAATTTTGAAAAAAAATAATATTACAGCATATATATTACTTTTCTTAATTCTTGAATTAAATGAATCACAAATAATGTATTTAACTACTGATAAAACAAAAACATGTGATATTGGTATTTTTGATAAAGTTTATACTATATTATTTTCAGGTTTGAAAATTAAAAAAAATAATACAAATGAAACAATTGATATTAAAAATTATAAAATATTATGTTATTTGATTTATATGATTTCTTGCAAAATAGCAAAATACAGATTGTGGATTGTTGATACTAGTATAATGTCTGATAATAAAAATCCTAAAAAATTAATTCCTATTATTCAAAAATATATAGTTCATACGTGTGTTGATATTATTAATGCTTCATTAGTTGCTTCATATCAAAAAGGAGCAAATTATAAATATGAAATTTTTAGAGTTAAATTTTTTGAAAAATTAAATGGAATGTTTAAAGATGATAATTTGTATAATATTATTCTGGAAAATAATAAAATAATAAATAAAGAAACAATAAGAAGTAATTTAACAAATGTAACAATACAACCTAAAAAATTTATTGATACTGACCGCAAAATAGATATTTTACAAAAATCATTTTCTGAAAAAGTAAAATTTCAAGAAAGAACAATTTTAGGTGTATCTAATCTTACTAATTGTGATAATGGAAATTTTCATAAATGGTATAAAAAAGACAATTCTTTTGTTTGTAAATTATGTTCTGTGTCAATGGATACAAATAAATTTTCACAAAAAGATACCGATAATATTAATAAAATTCATAGTTTAATGAATATATCAAAAATATTGTGTGTTATTGATGAAAAACCTCACGATTATCAATATGATGAACATAAAAAAATTAATTTTTGTAATAAATGTAATAATTTAGAAAATCATGATTATTCACAAGAAGAAATAAAAATTATTGAAAAAATTATTAAAAAAAAAAATAACAAAGATAAAGAATATACTGAAAATATAAATTTATTAACTAATAAATATATCAAAGAAGATATATACATTAAAAATAATTTATTTGATTACATTAATAATATAAGTAATAAATTAGAAAATAGCAAATTTGATGAAGTATTGAATGATTTTATTACTTTATTACAGAGTTATGTTGGAACTGAAAATAATAATTACAAATTGAAAGAAAATATTTATATAATAGACCACGACCAATATGGAAATTCATTAAGTAATATTATTAATATATCACAAGATGAAAATAAAATAAAATATAAAAATAAACATGTTTTTTTCAATACTGATGTTATTTATTACACAAATAGTAAAGGAACACGAGTTGATATATTTTATGGTTCAATAACACGAAAATTATTAGGATACAAAGAAGGGTCAAAAGATTTTGTTAATATAAAAAATACTAATAAACAATTAAAAATTAATTATTCAATTTTAAATAAATTAAAATATATTGGATTTAAAGGAGAATTTATTAATTTAGCAGATTATAAAAGAAATGATAAAAAAAAAACTATAAAGCAAATTATTAATGAAATATGTACTGAAAGGAATGATAATCTTAAAAAATTATTATTATTTATTAACACAATTTTTAAAAAAATTATTAATAATATTGATAAAAAAAAAAATGAGATAAATAAAGAAACCTTAGAATTATTATATTATGATTCCCAGTGTAATGAAATAATAAATAAATACATAAGTTTATTTAAAAATATTATTTTTGAAGATAAAAAAACAAAATTTTTTGAAAATTGGAAAGAGATTTATGATGGTATTTTTTACAAAATTGACAATAATGATTTATTTGATAATGGCAATGAAGAAATAAATATAATAAATGCTGATGATGTAATGAAATATGATAAAAAAACACCAATTATTATTTATTATATTATTGAAGAATTTAAAAAATTATTTAATTATAATAATGATAAATTTATAAAAATAAATATTGCTAATATGTTTATTGACATAATTAATAATATATTTTTATTATTTAATAAAGATGAAATTAATACAAATTTAGAAACAATACGTTTTTCATATATAGTTAATTCAACAGCATTTGCTAAAGAAATGACACAAGATATTACTCAAAAAATGAATGAAGAATTTTCTGATGATGATATTGCCAGTGATGTACCAAAAGAAGAAATTGAAGAAATTAAACAAAATAATATTGAAGAACAAGAAGCATTGGATATTGATAATGATGTTGAAGATGATGTAGATGAATCAGAATTAGATGAAGACCATAATGAATAACTTTTACTAAATAATATAAAATTTTTATTTTATGTATTCATCTATTAATATTTTTATTATACAATTATATAATAAAAATGTTTGAAATCATTGTTATAATAGCTGTAATATTATTAATAATATATTTTTTAAAAAATAAGAATACATATAATAAAAAAAGAAAATATGTAAAAAAACCACAAATTAAAAATATTACTAAAAATATTACTAAAAATAGTTTTCCAGAAGAAATAGTTTTGAAAGGTGAAT